GTTGTAGGGTCAGTGCGATTGAACTAGTAGTAGGTAAGCGTGTACTGTTTAATCTAGGATTTAAAAATTGTGGATTAAATCCTAGCCCCGGTTCAGGAATGTCCATATAGTCACAGTCAGCTGGCATATTATGACTAAAACTTGTAACTACACACGGAACATTAGGGAAATAGTATTGTCCATATCCATTTAGATACAATAGCGGAGGCGGGTTACCAGCATTTTCATCTTGTCCAAAGAACATCTTAGTAACTGCTCTAAAAAAGTAAATAGTGGCCAATAAGTATTGTCCTTCATTAACGTTTTGTACTGTAAAGTCGCCTGTGATATTAATTGCCTGTACTTCTGAATTGTCGTAAAAATACTGGGTGTAGTTATTGTGTGTTAATTTTTGCGCTGAGTAAGTGGCGTTATGCTGTACTTGTACCTGCGGAGTATAAGGAAATACTACCCCAACACGTTTATTTCCGCCAAGTCCAAATACGTTAGTAATAGCGTTAGCAATACCCGTTCCTGTTTCATTTATTAACGGACTTAACAAACTGTTAAACGGATCATTGTAAAAATATGTGCTGTTTGGTGCTAAACTTACACGCACTCGCCAGTCGTTGGAGGCATCGGGAAATGTCAGAACAGGACCAGGTCCGGACGTTCTATTACTGTATTTAAACATGTCGGCTACGTTCATTCGTCCAGCAGCTGGATTTAGTCCAACAGAGCCCTGGGCACTACTTATTACTGCCGCACCAAGTTGGGCGCCAAGGCTAGCCCCGGGTGTGCTGGTTGCCCCAGGCAGTACAGAATTTGGTAGTATTGACATAATTGTCCTGTGTTATTACAGTATTTATTCAGATAATAAACGGCTTAGATAATGTTTTATTAAAAGGTTGACCAATTGAAGATAATTATGTTAGTATGTGCTAACTTTAAAGGAAACGCAGGTGCGCCATAATTATCTTAATAACAAAGACATTTTAAAAGAGATCCACAAAAGCAAAAACAGTTATTGCTGTTTTACTAATTTAGAAGACAATGCGTATGATATTATACTACCAGACGTCTCCAAAATAAACAAGAAGAACATAATGCAGGGCCGTAAAAATCGTGCCGAACGCCTGGGCAAACTAGCGCACGAAGCGGCAACAGCCGACGGTACTAAACGTAAAATGGATGAGTTTGAAGTTAAACTCAAAGACGTTAAAGACACCGATGTAGTATTTCGTGTAATGTCCTGGGACCATATTCCTGTTGATGATGCCAAAAGCCGAAAGGCCGCTATTAAACAAATGGAAGAAGATGGTGTACCGCACTCTGAATACGACGATGACAGTATCATTGATATTAGTCAAAATACCAAATATGTTAAATGTAACTTTCCACCGTTCCATCACTATAAAGTAGACGACACGGGTGAACCAGTCTGTGTAGGTAAGAGCCATTGGAAGGGCACACTTAAAAAAGGTGTTTTCTGTCGTGAGCACGGACAAATGACTCCTAAGCTAGCTCATATGTTTATGAAGTTATGTGAACGCTATGCCACACGTAGTAACTGGCGCGGATACACCTACAACGACGAAATGCGTAGCCAAGCCTTGCTACAATTAAGTCATATCGGACTACAATTTGATGAATCAAAAAGCCAAAATCCATTTGCTTATTATACTGCCGCTATTACTAATAGTTTCACTCGCGTTCTTAATATTGAAAAACGTAATCAAAATATCCGCGATGATATTTTAGAAATGAATAACTTAACTCCAAGTTATACACGTCAAGGAATGAAGATTAGTTCTAGTTCAGGCGGAAGTGACGGCGGTTATGACGATTGAGTAAACTAACATTTGATTTATTTCAAATAAGCCTGTATACTTACTGTTATGACTAACCTTTTCAAGAAGGCCGCTGTCTTTACTGACATACATTTTGGCTTAAAATCAAACAGTACTCTACATAACGAGGACTGTCTTAACTTTGTAAAATGGGCTACTACCAAAGCAAAAGAAGAAGGGTGTGACACCGCACTCTTTCTCGGCGACTGGCATAATAATAGAGCAAGCATTAACATCCTTACATTGGGATATAGCCTGCGAGCACTAGAGCACTTAAATGATAACTTTGAAAATACTTACTTTATTCCTGGCAATCACGACTTGTATTATCGTGATAAGAGAGACGTACAAAGTGTTGGATGGGCAAAGCACCTCAAGAACATCCATATATGTAATGATTGGACTACTATCGGTGATGTTACTATTGCTCCGTGGCTTGTCGGTGATGACTTTAAACGGCTTAAAAAACTAAAAGGCAAATACTTGTTTGGGCATTTTGAATTGCCCGGATATTTAATGAATGCTATGGTTGCTATGCCAGACCACGGTGAAGTGGATCCTAAGAATGACATGAAAGGTTTTGAACATGTTTTCTCAGGACACTTCCATAAGCGACAAACTAAAGGTAATATCACTTACCTAGGTAACTGTTTCCCACATAATTATGCCGATGCCGGCGACGATGATCGTGGCATGATGATATTAGAGTGGGACAAGGAACCAGAATATCATGCTTGGCCCGAACAACCTATGTATCGTGTGTTCCAACTAAGCGATGTACTCAAACACGCCGAAGTCATGCTCAAACCTAATATGCATGTCCGAGTAAACTTAGACATTGATATCAGCTACGAAGAAGCTACGTTTATTAAAGAAACATTTATTGACACTTATAAACTACGTGAGATTACACTTATCCCGGCTAAGGTCACAGATCTATCCGAATACGAAATACAAGGCAATATAGAATTTGAGTCTGTGGATCAGATTGTGTTTGGGCAATTAAGCACCATTGATAGCGAACAATTTAATAAAAATTTATTATTAGATATCTATAGGAATTTATGACTTTCAAAATCAAAGACCTAACCGTGAAAAACTTCATGAGCGTGGGTAATACTACCCAGGCTGTCAACTTTGACCGCGATGACTTAACCTTAGTCTTAGGTGAAAACTTAGACTTGGGCGGAGATGACTCTGGGGCACGTAACGGTACAGGTAAGACTACTATTATCAATGCTTTAAGTTTTGCTTTATATGGTAATGCGTTAACAAGTATTAAAAAAGATAATTTAATTAATAAGACCAATAGTAAAAATATGATGGTTACTATTGACTTTGAAAAAGACGGCGAAACATATCGAATTGAACGTGGACGTAAGCCTAACACAATGAAGTTCTTTGTTGGCAATAGCGAACAAGAAATTACAGATGATGCTCAAGGCGACAGCCGAGAAACACAAGCAGAAATTGAACGTATGTTAGGCATGAGTCACGATATGTTCAAACATATTGTAGCTCTTAATACCTATACAGAGCCGTTCTTAGCACTCAAAGCAAACGATCAACGTACTATCATTGAACAGTTACTCGGTATTACACTACTAAGCGAAAAAGCCGACAAACTAAAAGAACAAAACAAAGCTACTAAAGATTCTATTATACAAGAAGAGTTTCGTATTAAAGCAGTAGGCGATGCTAACAAGCGCATTGAAGAACAAATTGAAGCTGTAAAGCGCAGACAAACTCTATGGATTAATAAACATGCAGAAGAGACGGAAAAGTTACAGAGTGGAATTGAAGAGCTACAGAAAATTGACATCGCGTCCGAGATTCAGGCACACCAAGCGTTTAAGGCCTGGGATCAAACTCGCAAGGATATCAATGAATTATCGTCGGCGATTAGTCGCACAAAATTGGACCTTGGCCGTGAAGAAAAGACCATTAGCAAGATATCAACAGAGATCGTATCGCTGGAAAATCATACGTGTCATACCTGCGGTCAAGAGTTCCATGACGCAAAGCACCAACAAGTATTGGGATCAAAGCAGGGAGAATTATCAGGAGCAATACAAGCAAAGGAAGAACATGCTACCCTCCTGGCTGAACTACAGCAGACTCATGATGGGTTGGGCAAACTAGGTCCTCGCCCAGTTACTTTTTATGATAAAGAATTGGATGCAATCCATCATCAAGCAAGTGTTGATAGTTTAATCAAGCAGTTAGCTACTAAACAAGTCGAAACAGATCCATACGCAGAACAAATAACAGAAATGCAAACTACTGCGGTAGAAGAAATTAGTTATGATACTATGAATGAATTGGCTAATCTACGTGATCACCAAGATTTCTTGCTTAAACTATTAACTAATAAGGATAGTTTTATCCGTAAACGTATTATTGATCAGAACTTATCTTACTTAAATGCACGGTTAGGACAATATTTAGATCGCATTGGCTTGCCACATACTGTAAAATTTAACAATGATTTGTCTGTAAGTATTACAGAGTTAGGTAGGGATTTAGACTTTGATAATCTGAGTCGCGGTGAGCGCAATCGTGTAATATTATCGTTGTCCTGGGCGTTCCGTGATGTGTGGGAAAGTTTATATCAACCCATTAACTTATTATTCATTGATGAAATGATTGATTCGGGAATGGACAGTAGCGGTGTAGAAAATAGTTTAGCTATCCTTAAGAAGATGAGCCGGGAAAGCAGTAAGAGTATTTGGTTAGTGTCACACAAAGATGAATTAGCAGGACGTGTAAACAATACCTTACACGTAGTTAAGGAGGCAGGATTCACTACATATTCTACAGATATCGAATTGGTGGACAAGGGATAATGAATCGATGGCATTTTGATAATTGTAAAAAGAAATAACATTATTTTTATCTCAAATTGGAAAGATGATAACTACTATGCATGTCATGGATTTTCAAAGATACTTTAGTAGAAACACTACCCGAAGACTGCGTTGGATTTGTTTACTTAATAACAAATAACATCAGCGGTAGGAAATATATTGGCAAAAAATTAGCAAAGTTTAGCAAAACCACTTATCGTGTAGTTAAATTAAAGAACGGTAAGAAGAAACGTAAAAAGATAAAAGGAAAGATTGATTCGGATTGGCAAACATATTATGGTTCCAGCCCAGAATTAACCAAAGACGTAGTAACATTAGGCATTGAGCAGTTTAGTAGAGAAATACTATATTACTGCAAAAGTAAGTCTGAATGTAGTTACATCGAAGCGAGAGAACAATTTGCTCGCAGGGTATTAGAATCAACTGATTATTATAACGGACACATACAGGTCCGTGTACATGGCTCACATATTATCAACAAGATTTAATCAATAGACATAAAGTCATTCTCAGTAGTACAATAATTAATAGGATAGTAAATGCGGAGAACGTTAAAACGCCTTGCACTTAAATTTCTAGGTATAGATTGGTATCGCTCAGTGCGACGCAACTATAAGGAAATGATGGACTGGTTAGAACACGGCTCTGAATTTATAGATATAAAGAAATAAAGCACTAGGTTTGGTCGGGGTAGCTCGACTCGCAAGGAGGAACGGTGAGATACCCGGTTCAGAATGGCTTGTGTGTGCAAGGATAATGCTAACTTAAGGCAAAAAATGGTCGGGGCGATGTGAAAAAGATACAACCCCAGCTTATAGGACTTGGATTTATTATCGGGTCACTAGGGTTCCGTTGATATGTGAAGCTAGAGTAAGGGGTACCGGTCAACCGCCTCTGTGTATGCGAATACAATCTCTTTATAATAAATGACTGCTGTCACTCGGATAATGCAGATCACGTTCATCGTTTATACGGTGAATTGTGACCACATAATCTGGATAATACTAAACAACAAAAACAAAAGAAATAAGATGTCTGAGCTAGAGCGAAAGACATAGACTTACGTAGTAAGTCTTAAAAGAATGGCATACCAGACTCTTTAGTAGTTTCCATATTCTTCTTGATAATGCTGCCAACAATTTCACGTTCTTGCTGGCTTAGAGTCATAGCATCTTCGTAACTTAATCCACCACGCATAAACCAAGACATTTTTAATGCTTCTTCTTTAAGGGCCCTAGACTCCCGGTCGAGGCTTTCAATTAAGCTCTCGATACCGTCTTGGTCTAATGTCAAGAGCCGCTTGCGAAAAAATTTGCGTAATCAAACTCCAGTGGAATTTGGTATTGTTTGCTACAAGAAGTACAGGCTACCATTGGTGCTTTGATTTGTGCGGAGGCATTAATCTCTGAAATGCGTTTTTGGATAGCTCTAATAACAGCGCCGTCAGCATTGTTATAAAATTCCACAATGTGGTCATGATTGCTGACCATAGTACCATCGTTTAGTTCAATATAGTCGGTGCTGTTTGCAACGGTAGTAATACCAATCTGTACTAGCTTGTCCATACTTTCATTGATGCGTAGTGTGCGTTCTTCTATTGTTAAATCGGACTTGTCAATGGCATCTATCAAGCGTTGTTCTTCAAAACTAATGGTGTTCTGTTGATTAACACCAAAGAATGGTTGTGGTTTAATTTTAATTTTTAATTCGCCTACATTGATTTTTGTAGTGTAGTCCGGGCAGTTAATTGTTGATAGTATTGAGCGTAGGTCAATAGCATGACGATTTTCTTCTCCACAATGTGGGCATTTGGTGTCTAAGTCCATTTCGTGTCCGTAACTAGCAATACGGATACCGATCAACACAGCGTCTACATCCACGCTGGGCATTTTCCAAGCATCCTTGATACTGGGACAACAACTCTTTACCACTTCAACTACACCCGATCCGTTCATTAGTGCGTCTGGGGTACGTAGCGTAACTTCGTCTCTAGCAGTCATTGGGTAAATTGGGATTTCCCCGGTAACTGGCAATTCTACTGCATTGTCCGGCCAATATTGTCCATTTGATGGCAGTTTCATGTAAATGGCTGGCTGTCTAAAGTACTTAGTCAGTGGGTTTTGTGCTGGGGTGCTAACGGTATTTTCCATAGTTTATAGATCCAATAAATATACTTGATACATTATTTATAGGTCAAAAACCATGGCAGAACAATTTGAACTTACTGACGGCAATCTAGAAAAATTAGCCAAAGCTCTAGGTAAGGGCAACGTTGATCTTAAAGACTTAGACAAACTTAAAGACCAACTTAAAACGTACACTACGGAACTTAAACGCAGCCAACCTGCGTTTAAGAGCTTTAACACCGATCTTGAAAAAACAACAGGATTCCTCAAAGACACTCGCGGCGGATTAGAAAATTTAGCTGACGCTATTAAAAAAGCCACTGAAGCAGAAAAAAAAGCCACAACCGAAGAAGAACGGATGGCGGCCAAAAGCCGTAAAGAAACATTAGAATCACAACGTGTTAGCATAGCAGGCCGTGGCGCATTGTCTGGTCTGGGTACCGCTGCCGGAGTAGCCGCTGAGGGTGTTGCTACTATGGCAACCAATATGCTTCAAGGCGCATTGGACTTTGCTAAGGGATTACAAGCCGGGCAAGCAGGTACAGAACTGTATGGTGCCGCTGCTAAAAGAGCTGCTGAAAGCACAGGCGAATTAATTTCTACTGTGGGACAAGTTGTTGAGGCACTGGGTGCTGTGGTTAGTTTTGCCAGCTGGTTTATTCCCGGCGGTGCTATTATTAAAGCTGTTAAATTTGGCGCAATGGCCATCACCGGCATGGGTGTAGTTGCTGATCTGTTTGGTAAAGCAACTAAAAAGGTTGCAGGCGAAACAGTACAGTACTTCAATGATGAGATAACTAAAACAACCAAAGCGTTTAGTGACATGACCAGTACCGGTGCTGAGTTTGCTGGCGGCATGACTGAAATGCGTAAGGAAGCGGCCAACGCTGGATTGGACGTAGCACAGTTTGGTAGTATCATTAAAGACAATCAACAAGACCTAGCACACATGGGTATGGGTGTAGCTGAAGCGGCTAAACGTCTAGGCGCTGTTAGTGCTATTCTCAGAGATCCAAGTAA